CCGCAGACCGTGGGCTACTTCAGATATAATTCCCGATAGTACCCCTTCCTCAAAAATAGCCTCTCTCACACATTCTTTAATAAGGGGCTTTAAAATCTTTTTTAACTCTGTTTTTTTCATTTTATACCTGCTAACACTTTCCAACGCTTAAGGCGCCGATGTTCCCGTAGTCTTTGTTGGTCGGACCCTATTTGAATCCGGACCGAGGGCCTTCGGTACCGGTTGTTCCAATAATACAAGTTTATGGCGAGTCACCCTTCTACCTCTCAATTATTTCGTTCATTAACTCAATAATTTTATTATTCTTTTCCACTTCAACATTATTTAGCCTGCTTTCGGAAAGCCCCACAAAAGCATTGGGAGTAGAGGGCTCTGAGACAATATCAAAACAAATCAGTTGGAAGTCGTCTTCTACAATTGTTTTCCCCATTTGCTCACTAACAGAGCCCATACCTCGCGATGAGATTCCGATCTTTACTCCCGACTCCACAAGGGCCCTTAAAATTTGACCCGATGGAGTCTTAAGAACCTTACACTTGCCCATTACAGAGGGGCCGTCCATCCATACCTCCGTCACCAAATGCGAAACATTTACAAGGTTGATAATTGATGAATCAGGATGATCTAGTTCTCCTAAAGCACGATTATCTTCTACCAAGGCTTTGTACTTTTTAACTTCGCGCTCCATGATGGCATGAGGATATACACGACCGTTGCCGTTCTGAACGTCCGACTCTTGCAGTTTTCCTGTGAGTATCATGCCCCCGTCGCGCACAAATCTCTTCTCCGCTTCCGTCAACAAATCGTGACAGACGCCGCCTTCGCATAGTTCATAGTATTCTCGGAGAAGTTGGGCCATTGTTTATTCCTGTGATGGCCATAACCCAGCGCGGCCGGGTCGTGCTGGGCCACCGCTTGCCAGTTCTCCCGTTTCAGATCTATTATCCCATATGTTGGGCCCGGGGTAATCGGGCTTGTCGCGACCCCACTTGTCCCACTCGGGTGATCCAGGCCTGGCGAAAGTCTCTTTACCCGATGGTCTGAATCCCATGTCCTTGAGTTGATCCTCTGCGGCATTGAGCTTCTCATACGCGGAAGGATCTTCGCCGCCGGCTTTCATAATCCGCTGGAGTTGATAGGCCCAGAGGTCCGTAAAGGCCTCGTCGCCCCATGCTCCCCCGGTTTTCTCTGCTCGGAGCTCCTTCGGAAAAACGGCTGGTAATGTACTGCGATCGACTCTTTTTCCTGGCCTTGGCGGGCGCGCCTGCAGAACTAGTTCTGCCCAATACGCTAGCGCTTCCGGGGAGCGATCATCTTCCTCGGGTCTGTTAGTGACGCCGAAGCGCTGTTGTTCGCCCAAGGCCGTCTCGTGCAAGAAGTACCTTGGATCAATTCTTTTTACATTTTTTCTGCGTGCCATAATCTTATTCCTCCAGCTCATCGTCAAGGAGGTCGTCGTCTGGACCTGACCAACCGGCCCCCGTATGGATACGCTGTTGTCGAAGACCCATTATACCTTCTAGCTCATCTACTACACCTTCTAAACCTAGGCCGACCTTTTGCATATCTTGTGGCATAATCATTATATATTGAGAATGTGCGCCGGGAATGTCATCGATATTTTGGGCATATAATTTAGGATCTTTCGGTATTAAAGTTATACGATCCCCAGCAATACCATATCCAACCAAGGGGGTATCGGGAGGCAGATCGCTGTCTGCAAGCGCGGCGTTAACCAAACTGCTGATTCCCTCTTGAGCTTCGTGCAAGAAGTATCTTGGATCGATTCTTTTTGTGTTCTTTCTGTGTGCCATAATTATTTTCCTTTTATTTAACGTGGGCCTTTCGACCCACCTATAGTATGCTACCGGAGCAACACCGACGAACTGGCTGGATCATCCACTTCTTCATGATTCACCTCCTTTGTGGATCACTTTGATCCCAAAATCATTTACCACCATACCTAAAAGATACGAAGTACCGGCACTTATACAACCACAAATAAACGCATTAACGATTGTATAATCAAAATTAAATAGTTCTGTACAAGGACTTATGCCCCAAAGAAAGACCCCTACCCAAAATCCCATGCACAAACAACAATGAAAAAGCTTACCCAAGCCCCCCCAAGATTTACAATCGGGACGAATTTTATCAAAAATTGATCCGTGAACAATTATGAAAGTCATGCCATATGCGGCAAGAATAAAATGTAATAATTCCAATTTAATATCGATTTCTTAATGGATAGTAATAGTAGCCCGGACGCATAGATCCCTTCTCCGCATATTGCGGGACTTCCCCGTACTCCGTAGAATCGCGATCTGCTGGGTGAGTATACATATCTTCCAACTCTTTTTCGTAGTCATCGGCGACGCGCTCATGCTCGGCTTCGTAACTTAAAAATTCGGAGATGACGTAGACCGCAGCCTGCAGTGGGTTGACTTGCTCATTATTAAAGATAACTCCCTCTAAAGATCTAAAAACGCTGCCTCCCTGGATCGTGGCGCGATCGATGATGCCTTTATCCGCGAGCAACTCCATCAGCCTATTTTGATAATCGTAAACATCTTCAGTGGCCACAGATTTGGGAAATGTAACAACTTTCAGCTTGTCGGGCATTACCGCAATATCAATTTTTTGATGGTCCATAATCAACAACGATCCATCCAGAGCCCGCCTGGCATGCAATTCAACAGTGGCCTGCGGGCCTCCTACCTTGATCTTAATCATTGCTACCAAACTCCTGTACGAGCTCTTGCGTTTTAAGAATCTTATTAAGGTCTTCTTCAACAAACTCCCGTTTTCGAAAGCCTTCGAGATATTGGGTTACGCCCTCTACCTTCTGGGAAATAAGTGTCTGGTCGTCGCGAATTGCCGTGACGCTGAGTACTTCTTTAAGCCTATCTAATTCCTCATTAAGATACAAACGCAACTCAAATCCATCATCTGCAAAACTTGCAACGTAATGATTTAATAACTCTTTCTGTTCTTGTAAGAGAGTTCCATATTTCTCATTAAACTTTTTAATAAATGAATTATAAGTCAACGTGTCGAGGGGCTTAAGACGATCGTCTTCCATGAGTCTCTCTTTTTCACTCATTCTATCAACAATGTCCTGTTCAAACAACACCTTTTTTTTAACGGAGGTTTTAGAATTAAAGATCGCGTTTACCGACGCCATAGTTTTGAAATTAGAAATAAAATTACTCCAAGTTTCTTGACCCAGTTGTTTGTTAATAGCTGCAATGAGTTGAGATTGGGCATCAAAAATGGAATTCTCGTTTAGTTTGCTATGGGCGTGTTTAGTTTCTTGTAATAATTTTTCTGCGACCTTCGATTGAATATTCCTTGTTTCAAGCAAAACACCATATAATTGAAGCTCTGTAGCCAAAGGGGCTCCTTTGGTAAAAAATTCTTTAAGAAGTTTAACCACCTTCATCTTGCGAGTATGATTTTTATCTACAATAGATTGAGTAAGTTCTTTTGTAAGAGTTTCATAAATAAAGGCAGTATTGCGTTTCTTATTATGTTTCATCTTTTTTAGCCTCTTTTTTCTCCATTTGCTCTACAAGTCTTCGAACTTTTGTTGTATTTTCAATCATGCGCCTTTCGCTCTGAGTATAAGTAGAATCATTTTCTTGTTTTATTCCAAATGTCACATCTGAAATATATCCATCGGGGCGTCTTGATCGATTCGAGCGGCCTCGGACTACCTCCGATTCTTGAGCTTGAGCGTGTAGTTCGCGTCGCCCTGGCCCAGGTGCATGTTGGCGACGGCTATCGGCCTTCACGGGAGTATAGGTTCCTTTCTCGTAAACATGTACGTCGTCTTCACTCAAATCTTCGCGACGGCCCGGGGCCGCTAAAAGGGGCGATTCTTCTTCACCGCCTTCCGCACCGCCCATCTCTTCGCCGCCCATCTCTTCGCCCCCGAGATCACCGAGATCTTCGCCTCCTCCAAGATCTCCCAAGCCCTCTTCACCACCCAAGCCTTCTTCGCCGGCCTCTTCGACGACGCTTTCGAGAGCCTGCTCCCACTTGCGATCATAAAAAGCCTCTCGCTGATTGCGCAAGAATTCATCATCAGACATGCCGAGGATATTATGGGCAATCCAACGCTTACTATAGGTGCCTTCCGGAACACCATTAGCCGCGTCAAACTTGCTGCGTAAATATTCAAGCTGTTGGAGCTCTGCTAAGCGGGAGGGATTATTTAATGTTAAGTCAAAACTGAGTAAATCCTCTCCCCTAAACCCTAGGGTGTAAAGATGAACTATAGCAATCTTTTCTAATTCAGTCGTCACGGATCGCTGCAATCTTTGAATTGTTCTCGCAAAACGAATATCCTTCTGCGCAAGAGTTGTTTTATCTTCGTCGGCGCCCTCCAGATTAGTAAGGTAAGCCTGGGGAATTTTAAGGGCTGAAAACAGTTTGTCTCTTAAATATTTAACGTCCTCAATATCATCGAGAGACTTGGCGCCCGGTAGAGACGTAATATCAGATCCCACACCGCCGCGCATAGGAATAAAATAATCTTCTTCCAACGACAGAGGATTATAACGCAGGTCAACTCGTCCGGTGGTAGCGTCCACTAACGAATTGCGTTTCATTTCAGTCTTAACCTTTTCCATATATTGAGCGATGTCTTGGGGTGGGATATTCCCCACATCGATTTTGAAGATGCGACGTTCCGGAGCGCGGACGACACGATAAGCTATCATTGCATCCTCCAACAAAAGTAATTGGCGCCATATGCGGCGCGCTGGATCTAGGACAGATGTTCCATAAGGACTATATCTATCATTTCCTAAAATACGAAAATGCGCTACTTGCCAGTTTTCAAATGTCATGCCAGCGCCATTCCACTGATACTGCACATAATTAGGATTGGTGGGATCTTGACCTTCTAATCTTTCTACTTCATTATTGGGCATGCCGATAACAGATGTAACTCCCATTTTGTCA